GTTGGCGTTACAGGAGATGAACGTAAAAACGACATCATTAAGTATTTAGCCAATGGAGCAGATGGTAGGGGACTGAATAAATGGGCACTTGCTAATGCGTTCACCTGGGCAGCACAGTCTGATGCTATTGATTATGATACGGCTTCAGAGTTAGAAAGAGCTGGAGGTAAAATCATTGAACTTCCTAATAACAAATGGGAACGCTTAAATAAAGCAGCATAGTTGTACTCACAAAGGGAAAGGGCGACTCCATACGGGGCCGTCCTTTTTTTGGTACTACTTAACGCTTGGAAGCTAATTTAATAATATATTAAATGGATTGGTTATGGCGACAAATTTCCTCACAATAAGACAGATTGCATCCCGACAACAAAAGAACCATGAATGGATCTCAGTTAAAGAATCAGCCAGAATTAATGGAATTTCCAGAAATTTTATCTACTGGCTGTTAAAGAAGAATAAGATCAAAAATAACATGAAGATTGGGAATGTTTACCTGATTCAAAGGTCATGGAGGTATGAATCCTCTCGTGATGGCGGCAAACACGGCCCAAAGAATAAGCCCGTGTTCGCCTTGGCTAATCCTGATAAATGGAAAGACCTTGTCAAATTTCGGAAATTAATATAATATATATATATATCAACTTAGGAGGTTAAATGGGAAAGCCCGATGATGAAAATATGGAAGAACAGGAATTAAGGACTTTTGGGCCTGAAATGTTTAATCCACCAGGAAAAACTGAAATCATTCCAATAAAAACTTCAATGGAAGAATACAGCAAAGACGAACGTGATATCGAAGTAATTGCTGAAAGGGCTCAGAAATACGCCAAAATTGAGAAAAAGCTCAGACAGATAGCCATATCTGTTACCAATAAAAACGATTGGGTTGATGAGGGTGGGAAGCCATATCTCATGTGGTCTGGGGCTGCCAGAGTAGCCAGGATCCTCGGTGTCAGTTATTACGACCTCCAGGAATCAGAGGAGAAGCATACTGATGAAAATGGCGAGTACATTATCTCAAAAATAAAGGGCAAGGTCAAGTGGAAAGGTGATATAATTGAGGAGCTTGGTACTAGCCACTCCAGAAAGCCTCTCATAGCCGTTAGGAAGGATAAAAACGGGAATCGGTTTATGTTGCCACTGAGTGAGATAGACCGCACCAACGTCACCAAAATGGCTTATACCAACTTTCTGAACAGGGGGCTCAAGTCCATAGTCGGTTTAAACTTTACCTGGGAAGAAGTCCAGGAATATACTGGGGCCACCCCGGTGGATTCTGGTGGAAATGTGGACTTCAAAAAGTCTAAGAACCTGGATGATCCTCGAAGAAAAGAAATTGCCGATATGCTGAAAGAATTACATGGCAGCTCAGCTATTATCACTCTGCAGGCCTTAACTACATTTGAAGTAAATGGAAAAAAAGTGCCAGGTAAGAAAAAAGTAAGTGACTGCTCAGATAAGCAGATACCACGCCTGCATGAAACAGTGCTCAAACAGTTTAAGGAAAAATATAAACAAGAACCAGCCGATTATTTCAAAAAGAAGGCTGAATTTTTAAAGGATGGTGCTAAATGATACATATTCCCAATTTAGTTGAAGCTGTAGAGCTCGAAAAAGCAAAGAAAATAAAGAGGCATCCATGCCATGTGAACAGGGCATCAAGCCTTGGGTACGCGGTTGAAATGCTTGGAGGTTGTCTCCGGAGAGGAGTTTATGAAAGGACAAACTGGGGCGACAAGAGAATGTGGGACGTATCTTCTATCCTCATATTCGAGGAAGGAGATCGTCAAGAGCTTGCTGTCTTCAGAGATTTACAGGATGCCGGTTTCCCGATTATTGAACAGCAAACACCTTATGAATGGAAAACACCTGACGGTAAAATCCTTGTCACAGGACACATTGACGGAAAAATCATGTGTGAAAACGATGACGGTCAACCTGTTGCTGTACCGGTGGAAATCAAAAGTATGCACCCAAACATTTTCGGAGGCGTTTACACTCTTGAAGACTTTGAAAAGAAGCCCTGGACACGTGCCTACTTAGCTCAGATGACTCTCTATATGTTGATGAATAACATAGACATAGGTCTCTTCGTCTTAAAGAATAAATCAAGTGGCAAGCTAAAACAGATATTAGTTCCATTAGATTATGAACTGGGCGAAGCATGTATTAAGGCTGCTGAAATGATTAACAAGCATGTGGAAACGAAGACTCTTCCAGAAAGATGTAATGACAGGGATATCTGTAAAGAATGCCAGTTTAACCATATCTGCTTGCCGGACATTAATTTTGGCCAAGAAATTGAGATTGGTGATGACCCATCATTCGAATCTAAGGTCGAGGAATATCTGGAAATCAAAGATATTGGTGCAAAAGCCAAGAATCTTTGGGATAAAGTGATCCGTCCTAAGATGGCAGTAACAGCTAAAGATGGTAACTTAAATTTATTACTAGGTAAGTATCATCTTACAGGGAAGACAAATTCCAAAGGTTCATTTTTAGGCAAAATTAAACTTGTTGATGAAGATGAAGATTAGCGAAAGCATGATCAAAAAAGTAAGGTTTATGCTCAAGAATTATGAGCAGGCCCGGGAAAGCGATATGTATTTAGTAGCCATGATTTGGAGATATGAACGAGGGGAAACCTTTGGCAAAAAGTCCGAGTTCGCGTTCCTGGGTGACCTGGCAAATATGAAAGGGCTATCTCATTTCGGTGAGATAGCCCTTGCTGCCAAAAAAGTTAAAGAAGATAACCCCGAATTGAAACATAAAGATAGACTTCAAAAATGGAAAAAAGTATAATAAGGTAAACTGTGAAACTTCAAGAAATTTTATATGGGCCAGCATCGACTGGGTAATACAGGCTTATTTTCCTCACAGTTTCTAAGCCTGCCCAAGATAAACTGTGAGAATAATATGAAAGAACTACCCTATTTCAGGTTTACCGTTCAGGAATGGCAGAACGGTGATATATCAATAATGTCAGATTCTTGTAGAGGAGTCTTCATTGACATCTGTGCTTTTTACTGGGCCCAGAACTGTAATGTCACCGAAAAAATGCTGTCAAAAAAATTTAAAACCAAGTCAAAACTGATTCAAAAGCTCGTTGAAAGTGATTCAATTAAGTGTCAAAATGGTTTCGTTTCGATCTCGTTTCTCGATGAACAGATCTTAGAATTAAATAAAAATTCGATGTTGTTCTCAGAATGGGGGAAATTAGGTCAAAAAGCCAAGAAGGAGAAAGCCCGGCTTAAGCCCCCCTTAAGCCAAGGCTTAAACTATAATGATAAGGATAAAGAGAATGATAAGGATAAGGATAAAGATAAAGAAGAGCTATCTACTCCTGTCTGCTCGAACCCTCCGAAATCGGAGAGTGTCGAACAATACAAAAACAGGATATCTGAATGGGAAATTAGCTTTATCAAAAATGCTGATATCCTGACAGATTATCAAAAAGCTTATCCAGTAGTTCTTATTGTTAGTGAATTAAAAAGAGCTGTTCTTTGGTTACAGAATAATCCAACCAAGAGAAAGAAGAACATTGATCGTTTCTTCCAAAATTGGTGTGCTCGTGCTCAAGAGAGGGGGGGCACTCGCGCGGCGGCCGTAACCGTTCCCAAATCTAAAGACTTAACAGGATATAGAGAGAAATAATGAACCTATTCAATGACCTTGCAGAAAAGGAACTGCTCAAATCCTTATTGGTGGAATCATCTCAATGTGAATGGGCCTTAAGTAACGTAAAATCAGAACATTTTTACAGTACGAAGAACCGGGCAGTCTATGAGAGAATCATGGGACTGATGAAGAAAGGCTCTGAAATTAACGTGGTTACTCTGCTCGAAAACGACCAGACACATGAGGAATTCATTTTTGAGCTGTCCAAAGAAGCAATCAGCGCCTCTGGTTCACGATCTCATGGTGAGGCGATTCTAAATGCCTTTTACAAAAGAGAGGCCCAGGCACGCCTTATAAGCCTTTCTAAGCATGTTGCTGAAGTTGGCGCAACTCTTGACTCAATTCGTGATAAAGCCGAAGAGCTTGCTTATTTTCTGTCTCAGAGGTCAGAAGAGAAGACTCTTGTCCCTTTAAGTGATGTAGCCGTTGAAACTATGGCTGAATTGGAAAGGATTGTGGAGAAGGGCCGGCCAGGCATTCCAACAGGCTTTAAGGATGCAGACAGGCTTGGATGGATGCCACGGCCAAAGACCATGACGATAATCGGGGCCCGGCCCGGAATGGGTAAATCAGCTCTTGCCCTGGACTTTGCAAAGAATTGTGGAGTTCCATCAGCCTTCTTTTCCCTTGAAATGGAACGTATTGAGCAGTTTGAGAGACTTTTGTCTCAGAAGTCCGGCTATTCCAATGATGAACTCCGACAGCCGAAAACAATTCAACTGGCCAAAGAATCACTGTTTAAGCATGCACAGGAATTGGCAAAGCTCCCGATTTACATGAATGACGCTCCGTCCATCAGTCCTATGCAACTCAGAATGCAGCTTAAAAGGGCCATTGCCAAGTGGGGGATCCAGATAGCTTTTATCGACTACATGGGATATATGGAAGATTCTGATGGGAAAATGAATGACAGGCGTATCGAGATGGGAAAGTTTTCCCGGGCAATAAAGCAGATGGCCAAAGAACTAAACATTGCCATGGTACCCATTTGTCAGCTCAACAGAAATTGTGAGGATCGGTCTGATAAGAGGCCAATGCTTTCTGATTTGCGTGAAGTTGGCGACCTGGAGCAGGATGGGCATTTGATCCTTTTCCTTTATCGAGAAAATGTGTATAATGATGAATCCAATCCTGAAGAAGCCGAACTCATATGCAGGAAATGTCGTGGAGGGCAGACCGGAAGCATTAAATTGAACTGGAATGGCCGACTGACCACATTCTCAGATTATCGTGGATCTCTTAATGAATTTGTCCAAAAGGACTGGACAAAGCAATATGATTAATATATCATGTTATAAATAAACTTTAATGGAGGAAGCGCATGCCAGTTAAAACCACTCAGTTCTCATATGACGAAGAATGGCTCAGACGAAAAAACATAACAAAAGCTACATGGCGAGAGATTATGGAAGCCGGTATTATTGCCCTGGAAGAGAAGAATGGTATTGAAACACCGAAAACCAAACGAACTGCCAAGCAACCAGTTGACGAAACTGATGCAACCCCACCTCCCGAAGAAAGCCCCAACCACAACATCTACTACTTCAAAGTCACCAAGCCTGATACTACTCTGAAAAGGGAATTTGATATACTGGCTACCACTTTCACAGAACAGAATGAACCTACTCGTACATGGAAAACTGTACCATTCGATGAGATACCTCTCGATGCTATATTCCGAGTAAGGGATGATGGTGTAATACTGAACCTATCTGGATTTAAACGATTCAGGAAAGTTGGTACGATAGAG